GCCTTTTGTCAGGTGGTCGCTATGGCGTTCACTCTGCTGGGGCATGTCATCGTCTTGTCTGGCTACGCCATAAGGTCGCTGTGCAAGTCGGCAGCCAAACGCGTGCGTGTCTATCGTGGCACGCTTAAAGCGCGCAAGGCTCTCGACGAGGCGCAGGAGCGACGCGACGATGCTCGCCGCCGTGGCCCGTCCTCGGTGGCCACGGCGGGGTTCCTTGAGCGCATCAGCTCGGAGCTCATCCGCGACGACGACGGCAAAATCGTCCAAGTCCTGCGTACGCACCGCGGCCAGCTTTTCAAGCCCGACGCAGAGTTGTTGGGCATCCTCCAACGCGGGATGCAGTCTACGGCGCAAGCCTCGGCTGTTTTCATCCCTGAGATGGCGCAAGTCAACTCGCCGTTTCGTGAGATCAAGGAGGACTCGCTCCCCAAGGGGCTTGTCCGGGTCTTGCATGAGAACGGCGACTACGTTGGTGCCGGTTTCCGTTACGGGGACCGTGTCATCATGGCGCGCCACGTCTGGCAGGAGGCCGGCATTCTGCAAAATCCTACCAACTTCAGCAAGGTCATCACCATCGACCGACGCACTGTGATTGTCCCGGGCCCTAAGGGGCTCCAACTCGACATCGCATCTTACAAGCTCGACAAGGCGGAAGCCTCGCAGCTTGGCGTCAAGTCTGGCACCATCGGCCATGCTACGCTGGGGTCTGGTATCACCGTCTACGACATTTCCTCTGAGACGGTCCTGCGAGTTTCGAGCGGCGTGATTACGCGCCGCTCGGATAAGCCGTTCGAGGTGTTTCACACCGCCTCGACCGTACACGGTCACTCCGGGACCCCGCTGTTTCAAGACCGTCGAGCGGTGGGCATCCACATCGGCGCTAAGACCGACGAGGGCTGCAATGCGGCCATCGTTTTCTCTCCTTTCATGGGCACAGCCCTGATGGGGGACATCGACAACGAGGGGGTTCAATCCCACTCGTCGGCGCGCCGTGGCGACGAGTACGCGTGGAGACGCGAAGAGCGTCTTGACGAGATCGCCGCTGAGAAAGAGGAGGAGCTCATGAGCTCCAAAGCCAAACATCGAGAGTATATGGCGCATGTGCGTTCATTGCTCGATGATCCCACCAAGAGTGTGGATTTCGGTGGCCGCCGTGTCATCGTGTACGGCAACGGAGTGTTCCTCCTCAGCGCGCTCAATACTCGTACCAAAGAGTGGTACGACGACGACGATGGCGCCGACAGCGCCGACGACGACGATTACGACTACGAGCGCGCCAAAGTGGATGAGGATTCGGGAACTGGTGCCCCTTCGAAGGAGGATTTTCGCGAGGCCCCGGCGACAGACCGGGGCTTAAACGACACCTCTGGAGAGCCCACTACGCCGCCGGAGAGGCAACAGCCCTCGACGGATTCTGGCGCATCGCACGTTGTGCGCGCGCCGGCGGACGATCTCCGCGACGTGGTTCTGGCCCTGTGCAGCAGAGTCGAGCAATTGTCCCAGAAATTGGAGGATTCGGCATGCCCGAGTTCACCACCGAAGGGCTCTACAGCTCTCTCCGCATCCAAGCAGGAGGGCACCGGGCAGGCCTCCAAGCCGAAGAGCAAGCGCAAGCGCAAGAAAAGCTCCGGCTCAAAGTCCCCGAGTGGGACCCAAACCCATGCCTGACCGCCACCATTGATTTGGAGGCGTGTGTGCGTGCGGTTGAGTCGGTGTTGAGTAGTGTGCCGGGTTCTTCCTCGCCCGGGTTTCCGCTTTCCACGGCCTACCCCACAAACCAGCATTTGCTGGATAGTGGTGAGCGTCATGAGGTGGTCCAAGCTGCGGCCGAAAGGTTGCTAATGTGGCTGACTCTAGACGCGCCGTGTGACGGCGATGTCCCAACTGTGGCGTGGGAGTTTGTGCGTGATGGGTGGCGCGACCCTTGCACGCCCTTCCTTAAGAACGAGCCTCATCCGCTCCGAAAGCTGCGAGAGCGGCGGTACCGCATCATCTGCGGGCTGTCGCTTGTTGACCAACTCGTTGAGCGGGCTCTGTTTGCCGGGATTTCGGCGGCGTGCCAGCTTGCCTATTTGGCTACCCCTGTTGTTGTGGGAATCGGTTTTACCGACCCCATGACTGATGAGTTTGGAGAGCGTGTGCGAGAAATCACGCAGCGCCATGGTCGAACACCCGTCTCGAGCGACATCTCGGGGTGGGACAGGTCCGTTTCAGAGCAATTGCCCCG